CTCGTAATCGAACAGTCCCATCCCATGGGAAAGTAGGATGTTCAGATACTGATCGTTGCCGACGTATTCAGCCCACGGAGTCGCCGCGAAGTCAGGATAGACCTTCTCGCGGCCGTACCGCACCGGCAGCGGCTGTCCAAGCTTCGCAGTATTGCCTTGAGCTTGGATCGAGTAAATCTGATCCGTGGTTGAGTTCGGATCATTAGTCGCGCCGGCCTGCGGACCGACCAACGCATTTACGAGAAGGGCGCCGCCGAATCCAATGGCCGCCGTCGTTGCATAGGCGGCGATTGTCCCTGCGCCGAAGAGAGCCGGCCCAGCCCACCACGCGAAGGCGGACACAGCCACCAACGCGACGAGGCCAAGAACCTGTTTACCTTGGCTGCCGCTGCCGCCCAGTGGGTAAGAAACGAACCGAAGATTGTCGTTCGCCGAGATCCGCCGGCGTGCCCAATTCTTTCTGAGCAGCGGCTCGCCGTTGACCTCGAGGACAGTCGGCAGACCCTTCCGGAATTGCCAACCGTATTGGCGATCGCGCCAGGCCCAGCCGGTGCGGCGGAGAAACGCAGTGATCGTCTCATTCTTTCGGGGCTCAGCGCGTGCGACCTCGAGCCCGGGCATCACGACGTGAATGACCGGTCGACGCGCTGCATCAGAGCGTCGCTCACGGCGCGATCGAGCACGCGCCGTCTGCGGGGACTTGGTCCCCGTTGACTTCAATGCGGGATGAGGCAAGTCTGCACCTTTTCAGGGGGCAATAATGAGAATCGCGATTTTTTCGTTGACGGCGCTCGCCGTGCTCGGCGGATGCGCTCCAGCCATGGACCGTGTCACGGCAACCGATTTCAGGCCGACGCCAAACGGGTTCTCGTTCCGAGCACCAATCGGCCTGCAGTATCCGGACAATCAAACGGGTGAGGCGGCGCGCACGGAGATGCTTCAGGGTTGGCTCGAGAGAAATAAGACGTGCCCGCGTGGATACGACATCACATCGCGACAGGTCGTCGAACGCACTGCGGTTGTGTCAGACGTCTATTATGAAGGTCGCTGCAAAGCGTGATGTTCGGCCGAACCGACGATTTTTACGCTGGTGCGAGATTATCGAGCGGGCTCGAAAAACCTCAGTTGACGCCATCCCTGCTGCCGGAGAGCGAGAACTGTCTCGAAACAGACACCGTTCTTGCGGTCGCAATGGATTACGTGCTGCTCGGGCCGAAGCCAGACACCGATGTGACCCGGCATTCCCAAACGCGCCATCAGAACCAGCGCACCGTCCCGCGCCGTGACCACCGGCCCGTCAGCAACCTCTACCCAGTTGGCCCGTTCGCTATGCCGATCAATCTCTTCCATCATCCAGCGCCACGATGGTTCATCAGGCACTGCGATATCCGGCAGTGTCCGACCGAACAGCTTCATCTGGACGTGTCGAGCGAAGACCCAGCAGTTGTGAGACTGCCAAGCCCATTTCTCGCCGACGAGCGGCGCAAGGAAATCGGAACGTGCGCTCATGATGGCAGCAGGCTCGGGAACTGGATGTAAGTGTAGTTCTTCGATTGTTTGGGGAATCGCTTGTTCTGCAGATTGCCTACCATCGCAGTACCAGTCAGCGACGCGCCAACCATCACAACATCTTTCAACTTGAACTCCACTGGACCGTATGCTGGCTCGGTCAAGTCACTGTTGAGATATTCGCGGTACGTGACCATCACGTACTCACGGATACCGAGCGCTGCCCTGATCTTTGGCGCCAGCTCCCGATTGACGTTGTCAATCTTGACCTTGGACGTCGGGGCCTGACCTTCTTTCTGTTCCGGATAATCGGCTTGGAACGGACAAGCGATGAATGTCACCATCTGGCCAGGATTGAATGCCGCCCCCGCCTCGATGCCGAACTGCATATCATCGCCCACGTTGGCGACAATCCTCGCCGGCGTCGCGAACGATGACTGGAATATCTCCAAGGTGAAATAGATCTTGCTACTCGGCGGACACGACGCGTACGCCTCAAGCAGCGCTTCATTTTGCGTTGGCATGTCAGTAATCGAACACGCGAAGAGTCATAGTCACCGCAACATGCGATGCCGACATCGGCAGGTTCGTCGGGACACTCTGATGAAACTGGCAAACCTTGCTGACGTAACCAGCAGCCGTCCAGATCATCATTGTGAAACGTCCTCGTTTCACTGTGTTCTTGATCCAGTCATCCAAGGTCGCGAATTCGGCCTTCGACATCTCTATGGTCTGCGTTAGCGTGCCGACATTGTCACCGGGGCGAGCTCGGTCGCGGGTATTGCCTCCCTCGAAATCCGTCGAAATAGGGTCGAGGAAAGGCTTGATCGGCTGCATATCGCTCGGCCTCGGCCGATAACGAACGCCCGCCGGCCATGACGGAAGTGCCATTTATCTGCCTCCGAAACCGCTCGCGCCGGCGCCGGCGAACTTCTTCAGCGTGGGCGCCATGCCGGTGCCCGAGGCGATATCCCCGTTCACCACATCGCGGACCGCATTCCTGAAAGTGAAGTCCAGGTTGAAATCGCCGTTAGCTGACCGCGATAGGCTCGCCGACCCAGACGTACCGGCCGGCGCGTTGTGGAAATTCACCGTCATGCGAGGCACGCGGTTGTCGTTGGCCCCGCCGTTCGAGACCACGCCCAACTTGCCGTCAGGACCGCGCCGGAGCGGCATCACGGCTTCCGGCCCGGCCTCGCCCATGACACCGGCGTTCATCGCGCCGCCGTTGGCGAACCGAAAGAACGTCGGCGAGTTGAATATCTGGTTGGTGAACGCGCCTCCCCGGGCAAACGGGATGACGTTTGATCCGCCAAAAACATTTCCGTTCGCGCTCGCCACGGCAGACGAGCCGGTCCCATAGCCGGTCGGGCTACCTCCGCCCATCAGACCACCGGCGATTCCGTTAAAGCCAAGCTGAAGAGCCTTCATCAGCGGCGTGACAACCGTGAGTTTGATGATCCACTGTTCGATGTCGCGGATGATCGAGGTCGTCAGGTCAGCGAAGCCGTCCTTAAGCGACTTGGTCCCCATCGTGATGTCGGTGAGACCGGACGTCAGGTCATTGGACATCGACGATGACAGTCCGCTGAGCGCCTGGTTCGTCCGCAGCCCGGCGGCCTCGACGCTGCCCAGCGCGGTCGCCACGTCTGGGTAGACACCCTTCAATTGCTGCGCGATCTGCACGTCTTCCGGCGACAGCAGGCTCGTTTGGCGGCCAAAGCTGATGTCGTTACGAACCTGCTTGAGCGCGGCCGCTTGAGCCGCCTCCCCCAACGCCTTCGCCTGTTTGTCGATCTCGTCGCGATCCTCCGCGGTCAGATCCTTGTGGTTCCGCACCGCTTCGGTCAGCAGATTCATGCGCGCCGTGTATTCGGCGGCGGCGCCGGCGCTCATGCCGATGGTGGCGGCCTGAATGTTGGTCTGATCGGTCTGCTGCTTGATCTGATAGGTGCCGAGCGCCTGCTCGCGCGCCAATTCAATCAACGCATCCTTCTGTTTGGTCGTCAGAATGACGCCGTCGCGCTCAAGGTTGTTCAATTCGAGCCGCTTCGATGTCGCGGCATCCGTGGCCGACGCCATGACTCCCAGCGTGGAGATGCGCTGACGCTCGACATTGTCCAAAGCTGTCTGACCACCCGCGGCGAGCCGCGCCGCCTGGTCCTGCTTCAGAAGACGTTCTTCAGCGGTACCGGCGTTCGGATCGAGTGATTGTCGGCGGGCTTCGGCCTCACGCGCGAATTGGGCACGGGCCGCAATCGAGCGCTGATCGAGCGCTTTGATCTGGGCTTCGTTATCCGCGATCTGGTTCTTGATCGGGTCGGCGCCCTTCATGGCGGCCGCGGCGGCGTCCGTGCGCTGGAGGGCGCGCAAGAGATCGCCACCGACCAGCGAAACCCACTTTCCGATCGCTGGATCGCTGAAAGCTTGATTCAGCGCCTTGGTCTGGTCTTCAAGCTTTCGGGTAGCGTCGATTGTCGGGAGCGTCGCGCGCGCGATGGCGTCAATCTCGAGGCCACGCTGCTTGTTCGCCGTATCCGGACCCGCTGCTGTCGATTGGGTCTGCTTCAGCTTTCGCAGGCGCTCAATCTCGGCAGTTATTTCCGAAACTCGCTGATCGACATTGATGTCGGTCGTGAGCCAGTTCCAGAACCCGCCTTCAATCTTCGCCTTCTGAAGCGAAAGAAGCTCGATCGTCAGATTGTTGATCTTCTCGTCGAGACCGCTGCCTCCATTGAAAAGGCGATCGGCACCTCTTCCGACTCGATCGAAGAAGTCAGACGCCGCGTTCCCAGTCACGGTCCACGCGCGTGCCCAGAAACTCGTTACATCGGACGCCGATGCGATGCTTTCCTTGATCTTGTCCGTGAGCACGCGGACCGCCTCGGTCCGGTTGCCCTGCGTCACCAGCGAGTCGATCAGGAGCTTTGTATTGGCGTCCAGGAAGCCCAGACGCTGATTCAGTTCGTCGGCTCCCTTCGCCGGATCGGCGAAGGCCTTGGCGAGGATATCTGCCGCCTCTTTCGCATCGACGCCAAACGTCTTGGCGAAGTCGTGCCCCAGCGCAACGATCGGACCGATCGCCTCGACCCCAACCTTTCCGGTCGCGGCGAGCGCCGTGGCCATGTTTCGGGCTTCGTTGGTGGAAAGACCCGTAGGGCTGGAATTCTGCTGCGCGATGGCGTCAATGCCGACAGCCGTTGCGCCGGATGCCCGGCCCATGCCGCTCAGTAGGCGCTGGACCTCGTTGATCTTGCCTTCGTAACTGGCAAAAGCGCCGATCGCGATGCCGACGCTCGCGGCGATGGTCGAGAACGCCACGCGCGTGGGCGTGACCATTCCTGCGATGGACGAGATGAACGAGCTCGCAAATTCGCCGACGCCGGCGCGCGAACGGGAGAAAATCTGGTAGATCTGGCCACCCTGCTGGGCGGCGATCATGAACACGGGCTGACCGAGCAACAGACCCGTGATGACGTCGTTGACCTGGTAACCGAGGTTGCCAAGCTCGCCGGAAAGGACACGGCCACCGGTAGCCGCCTGTCGCATGCTCATATCGACGTCGGAAAGTCGCTTCGACGCCAGAGCTTGAGCCTGCTCGAATTCGCCCTGCGAGATGATGCCGGCCGAGAGCATATTCCGGTAATCGGCCATATCCTTGCCGAGCTTCACGAACTCAACGTCGAGCGGATTTATTTGAGCCCGCAAGGCAGCAGCCTTTGCCGCGAGCGCCTCTTCCGCCTGAGCCGCCTCGACAAAAGCCGCGGCAGAGTCGCGCGCCGATTTAGCCTGTTGATCGATGCCGTAAGCCGCAGCGATATCGATCTGGGTCGTTGCAGCAACATGCGCAGCGCGCGCCTGCTCGATTGCGTCGAGCCGCTGCACCTGCTCGGTCAACGCCGAGAAGGTAGCGCCCTGTGAAGTGGCCGATGCACCGCCACCACCGAGCGCTTCAGTTAGGCTGCGCTGGAAGTTGGCGCCTGCTTGCTCCGCCTTTTGCGTATCAAGCTTGAACTGGGCCTCAAACGTGCTCGCGGCGTCTCGGGCTGATTTGCCAGCGCCAGATATCAGCCTCGCATCCAGTTCCGACGAGAATGCCGCGCCGGCTTCTTGAGCTTTGGCGCGCAATACACCGTCGAGACCGCCGTATTGAGCCAAGAACGCGTCGGCACTGTCTCGCGCGGACTTCTCAGGCGCAGCGTCGATGCCGAAGGACGCGTTGATGCCAGCCTGTGTGGTGGCCCGGCCAATTGCCGCTGCCGCGCTGGCGGCCGACAGGGAGAGTTGCTCGTAACGAGCATTCAGCGTCCCTACGGCGCCTGCAATCGATACGAAACCTTGCTCAGCCAACCGCGTGGCGTCGGCGGTGAGTCCAAATTTCCGGTAGGCAGCATCGAGCAACAGGTTGACGCGATCGAGTCCCATGCCGCGGTCGGCCGCGTTACCGATCCGTCGGATTATGGCTTCGAACTGTGCGCCGGCGCCGTATCCGTCGAGCAGCGCTTTGCTGACAGACGCCATGCCGCCGACGGAGGTCTTCAATGCAGCGTCGGCCTGCGCCAATGCCGCGTTGCGCGCCTTGTCTGACGCAATCATCTGCGCGTCGGCCGCTACCTTTTGGGCAGCGCCGCGCGCATAGCCGGAGGCGTCAAAGTCCGACGTCACCCGCAATGATGAGAGTGCTACAGCCATCAGGCTTCTTCCGTCTTTTTGGATTTGGCTTCTTCGGCGACCCGAGCGACGTGCTGCAGGTACTCGTCATCCATCGCCCCGATCAGGGCGTAGAAGGTCTCAAAGGCGACGCCGTCGATCTTGTATCGACGGGCGTACGCGTCGACAGACGCGAAGGAGATCGGCGTTTCGCCGCCAAACGCGCCATACTGTCGATCGAACCGAAGCGCATGCCAGGCGCGCCAATACACACCGGCCCACGGGGGTACGTGCGCATCTTCGGGACGCCTGGCAGTTTTGATCAGATATTCGGCGTCCGGCTCTTCATCCGCTACTTCAATGAGCCATTCGTCGGTGCCCTTGCGCTCTAGGTCGTAGCGAAGGGCATTCCTCAGTTTTTTGCGGTGTTCTCGACGAATTTGACCTCGCTCTGGCCGACCTTCGTCGCAGCCAGAAGCACAGCGTTACGCATCACTCGATGCGCCTCGTCGGTCAGAACCGCCGCAGCAAGATCCGGTTCATACTCCTGATCGAGTCCCTGCCATCCGAGGAGCAAGTGCTCGGCGAACAATTCGCCGTTCGCTTGAGCCAGGACATCATCCGGCACGCGTTCGCCGTCGTATTTTTTGGCGATCTTCTGATTCACCTCGTCGCGGGCGATCGTGAATGGCGGGTAATTCGTCGATCGAACGAGGAGCTTCACATCCGGGCCGATGGACGGCGCCGGAATCCAATCTCCCTCACGCTCCTTCTGAAGGTCCGACTTCAGGGAGGCGAGAACAACTTTCTTGGGGGAAGTGCTGGTCATTTGGTGTCACCTTGGTGATCAAGGGAAAAGGCCGGCAGGGCGCCAGCCAGAAATGCCTGCCGTCTCGAGGACACCAATCCTCCGTGGACACCAATCCACTCCGGGCAGCAGGAATTGTCTGTTTTTCTCCTAGGAGTTTTCGATATAGCGGCCTTGGCCGCGGCGGATTGCTCGCACTATTTGCATCGGGCGAACTCCGATGGCGGCAGCAGCAGCGCTGCAGCTGACGTACCTAATGCCATTTATCTCGACCGGTTTGGCAGCCCCGTGGACGAATCCAGCGGCGAATTTGGCGATCGCAGATTGCGACATCTTCTGCCGCGTTGATTCCGGACGTTTCTCTCCCCGCCTCTCTGGCAGAGGCCCACGATGTGCAGCCGCCTTTAAGGTAGCAATATGCGATGGGCTAAAGGTTCGTGGTCCGAGTCCTTTGCCCTTCCTGGCATTTCTGATCTTTTCAATCGTGTCAGGGCTATGTTTCTTCCCGAGGAGCGGACGTCCAACCACTCTCTCGAAGTTGTACTCCGGCTGAAGGGTCGAAATAAAATGCTGCTCTCTCTCGCCCAGTATCGAAGTTTCTGACACAAGTTCGACGATCACGACGTCAATGATGTCTTCGCCGTGAGTTTTCCAAGCCCACTGCATCCGCAGCGAATGATGAATGCCACGGCGCAATTCGCCTAGGTGGGCGACAAGTCTACGACGGATGTTTACTGAGGACCCGATATACAGATTGCCAGTCTGGTTGTTCCGCAAGCAGTATATGCCGGGCACCGCTGGCACAGTTGAGGACACTAAGTCCTTAAGTCTGATGACCTTGCATTCCGCGGACAGAATTATAGCATCGACGTCAGCCATTTCCTGCGCCCCTACGCTGGAGGTGGTTAGAACTGGGCCGCTGCTCCAACAGCGGCCTGGTTCGATCATCCTAGATTAGCTCTCAAAATAGGGCAATCGATCGACAATGATTTGGGCGTTGGTAAGAGGGTCGACGGATGCCTGCCAACCGAAATCTGCCATGACCTGTGTGTTCTTCGCCGACGCATTCGGGTTGCCGCCATCGCGGTAAATGGCGCGCGGGATCTGATAGATCAGCGCCTGACCGTTCTTGTCGATCCGCGCGTTGATCGAGCGCGGCGTGCCATTGTAGAAGGCATTCACCTCGTCAAGACTGCCGAAATAGGTGGTGACCTTGCCGGTTACCTTGTTCTCGCCGGCATCAAGGTCGACCGGCGAGTCGGAATCGACCGCGTCGAGCGCCGTCAGGTTATTGTCGATCTGCATCGTGAATGCCTTGCACCAGTTCGGCGATGCCAAAGCCTGACCGTTGACGCCGAGGCGACCGACGTTCTGATTGGCGGCCATGACCGGATTGGTTGTCACCGGATCCGGGGAAGCATCCAACGGGACCGTATCGGCGTCGCCGCCCATGCCGGTGAATGTGGCGACGCCCTTGATTTTGTCGCCGCTGGTGATCTCCTGGGTCAGGGTGTTCACCGCAAGGCCGCGGCCGCGGATGTACGATGGTACATTCTGCCCGAGGAAGCCGCGCTCGATCGTCAGCGAGGTGAAGGTGGTGCCGTTCTTGATGGTGTCACCGAACCAGACCCGGATGGTCTTTCCTGTGCCGGTGTCCGTGGTCCAGCCCGCCGGCAGATTGTCCATCGTGATCTTGTGGGCCGAAATCGCGATGATGCGTCCCCACGCACCTTTCCGCGCCTTCGCACCCGCGGTCACGAGGAAGGCAAACTGCGATGCATCCAGCGTGCCGCCGATCTTGAGCCAGCGCCCCACCGTCAGCCCGAGCGTGGTGAAGTCCAAAGTGGTCGAAGCGAGGCCGTCCGCCAAAGCGGAGATGTCACCGCTCGCACCCTGGAAGCCCACCACCTTCAGCTTGGCCGTGCCGGGAGGGGCAGTTTCGGCCGTGAGACTGAGCGAAGCACCCTTGACCGTCGTTGCCGATCCGGCCACCGCCGGAAACACCTGATTGTTGGCCGCATTGCCGAAGCCGGAAGCCTTGACGAGATGGCCGGCAACAACAGCGGCGCCACCCGAAACCACCGCGTAGGTGTCAGCCGTGGTGCCGGCATCCGTAATGACGCTGTCGGCGGTGCCGTCATTGAAGAACTGAGGCGTATTGACCCACGGATTGAAGAGAGCCGAGCGGAAGATCTCGGACAGCGGCGTTCCGTCCTCCGGATACGACGTCTCAAAATTTACCGGGCCGCTCGCCGCCTTCATCACCTCGATCGGATCGCCGAGCATGCGGTCGTCGCGGATTTCCTCCGAGTCGACATATGTCGGCGAGTAGACGAGACCCTCGCCAGTGATGCGCATCTTGCGCATGCGCGGCGTGTCCGGCGTGACGCCAAGCACGTCCTCGCGGACCACGCACAACTGGAGCCGATTAGACGATGCCGACATTTACGTTCTCCCAAAGAAAAAGGCGCCCTGCGAGGCGCCTTGCGTGAAACCAGAATGTTGAGGTGGACTATTTGTCGTCGGCTCCGGCCGGCTCGATCTCGGCAGCCGCCCGCCCACCAAGCGGTCCGACAGGCGGAATGACCGCGGATACCGGTGTGGTCGACTCTCCATCGACAGGTTTGAGGAAGCCGCGCTTGACCTGATCATCGAACGAGAACGGCGAGATATTCAGCGT